GTTGGGACAATAACGGTCGCCGCAATGAGCAGAATTTTTCTCGTTGATCTAGAAGCAGTTGAGACAAGGTACACGGGTCAATGGAAGACTCATGTACCTGCTTTACTTAAAAAGGCAGGACACAATGTCAACATTATATCAGGTCCTACGGACATTCCTAGTGCTACCACTCCTGGCGCATTTCTCAACTTTGGCGGCACTAATATATACAAGGCTAGCCAAGTTGAGCAGATGGGTCGTTTATTTTGCTCCGGAGCAGTTAAGCCTGGCGATCATTTTTTGTTTACTGACGCTTGGCATCCTGGTATCATAAACCTAAAGTACATGAGTGAGTTGTTGGGTATTCCAATAACAACACATGGCTTATGGCATGCTGGTTCATATGATCCGCAAGACTTCCTAGGCAGACTGGTTGGTAACAAGCCTTGGGTGCGTAATGCAGAGAAATCGTTCTTTTCTGCCTTTGATCACAACTACTTTGCCACTGACTTTCATATTGAATTGTTTAATAGAGAATTACTGAACAATGGACATACTGTAGAAAATCCTTGGTACGAGGAAGAACTTAAAGAAATACTTGCAGGCGAGTATCCTAAGTTTGTACGCACAGGTTGGCCTATGGAGTATATGCAGGACACTTTGCTAATGTATAAGAACATGAAGAAGCGTGATCTTATTCTATTCCCGCATCGTGTTGCTCCAGAGAAACAGGTTGAAATATTCCGTGATCTAAAACATCAGTTGCCGCAATACGAGTTTGTTGTTTGTCAAGATCAACAGTTGACCAAGAATGAATATCATAATTTGTTAGGTGAAGCCAAATTAGTGTTTAGTGCTAACTTGCAAGAAACACTGGGCATCAGTTGGTATGAAGGTGCTATTGTAGATGCTATCCCAATGGTGCCGGATCGCCTAAGCTATAGCGAAATGGCCTTAGATACATTCAAGTATCCTAGCGAATGGACTGAAAGCTATGATGCATATACTGTGTATCGTCCAGACATCTGTAAAACAATTATAGAACATATGGAAAATTACAGAACTCGTATACCCAGCCTAAATAAACAGGTAGATATACTAAAAGAAAACTTTTTTAGTTGCAATAAACTATTAGAGATGTTAAAATAATATAATAAATGTCATCCACGACATTAACTCGGAGAAATAAAATTGACAAGTAAAGAAACAGGCTTGGACGCAATGGCAGGCGATGGCGGATACCAAGAAGGAACCTTGGCAGGTGCAATCCGCATGAGGATGAGACGTGAAGGAAAACGTTTTTGGGCCGGAGATAATATCAGTGATTACTTACACGACAGTGATAAAGAACATCTTATCAACGAAGCAACAGAAGCATTTGAACTTGTGTTAGACAGTTTGCTTATTGATCGTGAAACCGATCCTAATAGTAAAGGCACTGCAAGACGACTGGCTAAAATGTACTTTAACGAAATCATGGAAGGTAGATATCAAGCTGCTCCAGATTGTACTGCTTTCCCTAATGATAGCGAGGATAGATATGAGGGTATGTTGGTTGTGCGTAGTGAGCTTCGTAGCATGTGCAGTCACCATCACCAGCCTGTGGCTGGCGTCGCGTATATCGGTATCATTGCCGCACAAAAACTCATCGGCCTGTCAAAGTACACAAGAATAGCACAATGGTGTGCTCGTCGTGGTACATTGCAGGAAGAGTTGTGTAATGACATAGCTAGAGAAATTAGCAAGGCAACTGATAGCAACAATGTAGCAGTCTATATACAGGCCACACATGGTTGCTGTGAGAATCGTGGCATCATGGCACATTCTAGTCTAACACAGACTACAGTACTTAAAGGTTCGTTTAAAGATGATCCTCACACAAAGAAAGAGTTTTTTGATAACATCAAACTACAACAAGAGTTTGCACCACGATAAGGAATAATATGAAAACATTTGATACATTTGAACAAGTAGAAGACATGGACGCTTGCATGAAGCGACCTATTGTAGTACATGCCAAAAAGATTGATGAAGAATTTAGAGTCAATACACTAGAAGGAAATTACAAACAAGGTAAGCCAGGCGACTATCTAATGAAAGGTATCGACGGTGAGTTGTATATCTGTGATGGTCCGATCTTTGAACGCACTTACAATTTTGTAAAGGAAGAATAATGTTAGATAAATTTTTCATATGGGTTGGTCGCAATAGAAAAGAAATCAGCCTTACTATTGGCGGGCTAAACTTACTATCTGGATTAAGTGCTTTAGTCAACGGTAACTACGGACTTGCTATCGTAGGATTTACAATTGGTGGGGTTCTTATTCTTGATGCTTACAAGGGGATTTAAATGAGTCAAATATACGTAATCAAACCCTTGGAAAAGAAAAGCATTGTCTACCATGTAGAAATGTTTCGTGAGAATCCTGATGGCAGTATTAGTTGGTTTAACATAGATGAAACCTATCGATGGGGGCAGGGATTTGTAGAAGGTGATCTAGATTGCAATCTCCCATGGGAAGGTGATACAGTTGCCTATGCTCGAACTGATTGTGGCTGGGGCTGTGAGTTTGATGATAGCTGTAGCGTTGAATGGGAATTCAGTGATGACATCTCTGAACTGGAACAACAAGAATTAAAAGAATTATACTACGAAGGTGGAGCTGGATGGCTCTATGACGGTGAACACGATTGGTTAGAAGAAGATGCCGCAGTACATATTATTGCACCGTATCANGTTGATCTATGTGATGAAATAACAGGCGACGTTATTGAAGAGAATGTGAAATTAAAAACTCGACCAAAGCCAAGCAACTCTTGGCCGTTTACACAAAATGACAGGTAATACAATTCTTTTTATAGCACTTATGTTAACCGTAATAGGAATAGTGTTATGGGACATGTATCAGGATGAAAAAATAAGAAATCAAACCTATGTCATAGGTAGTCGTGTATTTGGTAGATGGAACGAGATTCCGTTTGTTGGAACTATAGGTAATGATAGCTCAATTGATTACACCGATGATTCGGAAATCACTATACATTTAGATCTGCCAATGAAGATTGACAAAGAGTTTAAATCAACTATAATAGTCAAACATACAGACATTAAACAACTTTTGAAAGAGTATTAAGAATGAAGGCATTACTTAATTTTTTAGAACGCATTGGACGTAAGCGTATTATCATGGATCGTGTTTGCAACGAACCTTACCTAGAACGCTACTATGTGTTTTTAAAAGATAGAACACACTTTCCGTTTAACGTATTCTTACACAAGTTTCTAAAAGGCGATCCAGATGATGTACATGATCATCCGTGGCCCTATGCAACATTGATTTTAAAAGGTGGTTACTACGAGTACACTCCTAATTTTGAATACGGTAAACTGGTCGGAGAAACTAAACATTGGCGAGGTCCTGGACACTTTCGAATATGTGGTTCAAACAGTTATCATCGTATCGAATTAAAACACGGAGTCACTGCTTGGACTCTGTTCATGCCTGGTCCACACAAACGTGATTGGGGATTCCTAGTCAACAACAAATGGATTCAACACGAACAGTATCTCAAGGAACGTCATGAAAAAGCGTAAAGTAAGGTGAACAAAATGAGAAAAGAAGATTACATACTAGAAGATGCGGAGAAGGAAGGTATTGCTCCGTGGAAGGACTTGGTCCGGGAAGACTTCCATGTCAAGGTGTTTAAAGATAAGTACCCTGTATCAGAAGGTCATTTGTTATTTGTGCCGCAATATGCGGCTGACGGAGTGATTGTTGATTGTTTCAGTGATGCATTAACACATGGCAAAGAGATGGTAGAAAAAGGCGAGTGGGACGGATTTAATATTGGAATTAATTGGGGTGAGGCTGCAGGGCAAACTGTCATGTATCCGCACATACATTTAATTCCAAGACGCAAAGGAGACATGGAAGATCCACGTGGTGGAGTGAGACATGTTATCCCAGAAAAAGGCAATTACAAAAAATGAGTAGAGCATTGTTTATAGGAGATAGTCAAACCTGTGGCTATTGGAGTCATCCGACTAAAGTAGGTCCAGGTAGTTACACCTACTGGAACGACAACAACTATGCAGAAATCTACGGAGAAGATAACAACAAATCTGTAGCAATATATGCAATGGCAGGTGTTTGCAATCGAGTCTACACAGATTGGCTATCTGCCATGTTCGAAAAGTATGATGACATTGACGAAGTGTTTATATGTCTAGCCCCATTTAATAGGTTTAGGCTGGCCTTTGACGGTGAGCTGTCCGACGAAGTTATACCCATTGACTATTTTACCGAAAAGATGAGTGCTGATAACGGTGCCATTGATAGGTACTGTGATCAAACTATACAAAATGAAAAAATACAATTATTTCAGAAGTCACTCGATAANGACTATGGTAATTTCCCTGGAATAGACATTGACATGCGCAAAGGACTGCGCACACCAAATCTTCGTAAAAACACCTATATGGAAGTGAAGTTATTTTTTGAACTTAACACATTTCTAGAAAAACGTGATTTTTTACTAGATGTCTATGTATGGGATCGTATGTGTGCAGAACACGGCGCTAAACTCTATCTTTTTAATTTTACAGAACGATTAAAATTTCCTAGTAATTTTGAATATTATGGAAAATTAAACAATACTGTGATTGCTTCTAAAACTGTTGAAGCCTATCTTGCTGACAAACTGATAGATCATACAAAATTCTATCTAGAAGACAACGAACATTATAATCGTGAATATCACAGGTATATCTCAGATAAATATCTGCCCTGGTTAAAATCACAATGAAAATATTGATTGCCGGAGACAGTTTTGCTACAGTATGGCCAAATGCCCAGTTAGGATGGCCTACACTTCTGGCTGCAAAATATAGTGTGGTTAATCTAGCACAGGCAGGTATAGGCGAATACAAGATCCTAAAACAAATTGAATCTCAGCAAGTTATGAATTTTGACCTAGTAATTGTGAGTCATACCAGTCCCAGTCGACTGCATACCCCGCAACATCCTATACATAAACAAGGACTGCACAAAGATTGTGACTTGATTTTAAATGATCTGCTTGATAGATCTTCATTTAGAAATCCCAGTCTCAAAGCTGCACAAGAATATTTTAAATATCATTACGATGATCAATATCAAATAGACATTTATAATTTAATTAGAAAACAGATTAAACTATTGATCACTGTGCCTTATATCAGCATGAGTCATGTTGATATCGCCAAACAACTTGCAATAGAAACTAATCATATTGATTTTAGTAGGCTTTGGTCTAAAGAAAGAGGAAGTATAAATCATTATACCATTGAAGGTAATTCTAAAATATTTAAAACATTAGAGGACATGATCAGTGAATGAAATTCTAGTTCCTTGGAAACAAGAACAAACTGGTTTTTGGTGGAATGAAACCTGTGCTATGGTGTTAGAACACTTTGGCTTGCCGGGCGATCGATACACTAGTCATCCAGAAACTGATCAGATGACATTTCGATTTCATAACGAACACGATGCAATGATGTGTAAAATATTGTTGAGCGATAGAATATGATCAAATACGTCATCGGATTTATTGTTGCTTGTGTGATTTGGATTTTGGTATTGTCTCAAATCAGTATGCCGGAGTACAAAATATATGATTGTAGTCTATCTGAATGGCATCCTGATATTCCTATTGATGTCAAAGAAGAATGTCGTCGACGTAGACATCAAGACTGGAAGAAGCAAAATGAGAACACAATTTAATTAGGAGTTGAAATTGAAAAGTTGGACACTTAACCTAGAAGAAACTGACGATGGTAGTGGGGATGCCATATTAACTTTTCCACCGGAACTGCTAGAACAGGCAGGTTGGAAAGAAGGAGACACATTGAAATGGATAGATCAAAAAGACGGTAGTTGGCTTTTGAAAAAGGTTGACGCACCTGTGGAAAATAGTGTATAATATATTATGAGTAAAATTAAAATCGCAGAGCTGTTTTACAGCATACAAGGTGAAGGCAGGTACATGGGGGTACCTAGTGTGTTTCTACGTACATTTGGATGTAACTTTAAATGTGCAGGATTTGGTATGCCTCGCGGCGAACTAAGCAAAGAAGTTGAATCTATCTCTGAACGCATCACTGAATTTAAAGTCTATGAAGAACTTCCGTTAGTTAGTACTGGTTGTGATAGTTATGCATCATGGGACCCACGCTTTAAGGATCTTAGTCCAATGCTTACTAGCGATGCTATTGCAGAACGTATTGAAGAGATACTGCCCCACAACAAATGGAAGGATGAACATCTTGTTATCACAGGCGGTGAACCTTTGCTAGGGTGGCAACGTGCTTATCCAGACTTGCTACGTCATCCTAAAATGGCAGGCCTAAAAGAAATTACATTTGAAACAAACGGTACTCAAAAGCTAACAGAAGAGTTTAAAGAATATCTAGTAGAATGGCAAATGCCTAATATGGATTTTGCTAGAGAAGTTACATTTAGTGTAAGTGCTAAACTTCCATGCAGTGGTGAGAAGTGGGAAGAAGCAATTCTACCAGAAGTAGTTTGTGAATACGAACAAGTTGGCACAGCATACTTAAAATTTGTTATTGCTACAGAACAAGACTTTGCCGACGCAGAGTGCGCTATTGCCGCTTATCGTAAAGCAGGATTTAAAGGACACGTTTATCTAATGCCAGTGGGAGGGGTAGAAAGCGTTTACGCACTAAACAATAAAAATGTAGCATTATTAGCAATGAAGAATGGTCTACGCTACAGTGATAGATTGCAGGTGCCGTTGTTTAAAAATGAGTGGGGTACTTAATGAAACGATTTATAGAAAAATTATTTGGCATTGATAAACTCAAAGCAGAAACTGAAGCCGCAGTAAAGCTGGCAGAAGAATCCACAAAGATCGCTAAAGATGCAGTTGCGTCTGCAGAACGTGCCAAAGAAGCAGAAGAAACTGCCAAACTAAGTCCAAAAGATCGCGCCACTAAATTAAAAGAACCCTGGGTAGGTGTGCTTAACACGCACGTTAACAAAGACAACATTCGTAATGGCTTTTTTGAACTTGACTGGAACGAGCAATTTGTGTTAAAATTAAAGCAAGAAGGATACGGATTTGATGGCGACAAAGATGAAGAAATTGTAGATCGTTGGTTCCGTGAACTCTGCGCTAATGTAGTAGTTGACGGAGATTTTGGAGGTGCTGTTAACACTGGCGTTATTGATATTAATTCTGTTAGAAAAAACAATCTATGACATATATTTTAGTTGATACTGCAAACACTTTCTTTCGTGCAAGGCACGTTATCAACGGTGATGCTGACATTAAGTTAGGCATGGCATTTCATATTACTCTTAATAGCATTAAAAAAGCATGGCAAGACTTCGGCGGCACACACGTGGTATTCTTCTTAGAAGGTAGAAGCTGGCGTAAAGATTTTTATAAGCCGTATAAAGCCCAACGTACTGCTGCTCGTGCGGCACATACAGAGCGAGAAGCAGAAGAAGAACGTGTGTTTTGGGAAGCGTTCGATACATTTAAAGATTTTGTAACTGAAAAAACAAACTGTTCAGTATTGCAACATCCTAGACTAGAAGCCGATGATTTGATTGCAGGCTGGATTCAGAGTCATCCTGACGATAATCATGTAATCATTTCGACAGACACAGATTTTGTACAACTAATTGCACCAAACGTGAAACAATACAATGGCGTCACCGAAATCACTATCACGCACGAAGGCTACTTTGATAAAAAGAATAAGCCCATCATTGATAAAAAAACTCAAGAAGTCAAAGCGGCTCCGGACCCACAATGGCTACTTTTTGAAAAGTGTATGCGAGGTGATACCTCAGACAACGTATTCAGTGCATATCCGGGAGTACGTGAAAAAGGCACAAAGAATAAGGTTGGT